AAAACTCTATGCTGACAGTACCACTTCCCCTCGCTCGAAAATAGACCAAGCTTCGATCTCCCGTAGTTCCACCCGCTGAGAACGGTTCCATATAGTACCCCTCTTGGTCGAGTTTATACCACATACTTATCGAATAGGTAGTGCCTGAAAGTGCAGTTAAGATCCCGTTGCCGAGTTGCAAGTAGTCATCCGTCCCGTCGAATGAGCCTGACAGGGTGTTTGCGAATGCGCCTCCGCCGCCGCCTCCCGAATCGTCTGTAGCACCCTGTGCGTCAAACCCGTAAAGCGTACCAAATGCAGGCCTTTTAAAACCCGAAGGAAGTGCCGTCAAGCCGCTCGGTTTCTTGAGCGTGGTAGTCGGGAACGTTAAAGACATTACAAGGAATCGGTTGAGCCGTCGGCGAATACGGAATAAGTGCCGTCAGTACGTGCTGAGACGTTGGCTCTTATCTTTTCGTAATGTCCGTGGTCATCGCGTACAAGGACGTTTCCGTCTGCGGTTACTGCTTCGCTGTGTATGACTCGCCAAGCTGATCCGATATACGCTTCAACATCCACAGTCGCACCGCTCGTTACCGAACTAGATGCAATGGCGAATGTCCAGCCTTTCGAACGTTCAACGCTGAAGGACGAGCCCGCTCCCGCAGCGCTAACGCCGTTTAGGAGAGTGATCTTCTGGAGTGATTTTAACATTGTTAGTCTTTCTGTATTAGGTGTTTAAGTTAATTCCTGTGCCAACGTAAGAGCCGCCCATCTTAGGACTACGTGTCAGAGAAAGCGTTCCCCGTTGCGGTCTGCTACCGCTCTTCTTCTGCCTCGACTTCTTGGTACTGATAGCCCTTGAAGCGACCTCGGTAGGAGGCGGCGGTGGCGGTGGAGGAGGCGGTGGAGGCGGAGGCATTTTAGGCGAGCTACCCATGCACATGATTATTCTTTCGTTGAAATTAATGTTGTATGTTGTTCTTCGTAAACGTCTTTTAAAAAATCTACGACGAATCGTTGTCCGACTTTAATCCAGATCTCCCGTTCACTGTCCTTCGGATCAGCCATGCGTACGGGAAAGCGTTCGTCTAAAGCGTCGATTAAATCTTTGCTTAAATCGGGCAATTTTCTTTCGATAGTGTAACGCACGATGCCTAACCTACCTGTTAAAACGGGTCTGGGCGAGTTAAATCTTCATCCAGCTCTCCCGTAACCCCATGAATTATATTAGAATATTTCCGTTTTTGTGCCGTGGTGAACTCTTTAGGCATCCATAAATACTTTAGCTTCTTGTGCTTGTGGTTGTACTCATCCTTACGTATCAAGTACGCCATCCATGCGTTGGTCAGTGCTTCTTCCTCGGTCATACCTGCGTCGCTGTACGCCTTTAACACGGTATCCCAATTCGCTCCGTTGGTATCTAGCAACCGCTTGGCTTTGACTACGCCTATACCTGAAACGCCTTTGAACCCATCGACCGAGTCACCTGCTATGGTCTGCATCAAGTGGTAGGCGTCCGCTTCTTCTTCGGTAATCTCATGTAGCTCACCACGGTTAAAGTCGTAGAACGTACAGGGTACGCCTTTGAAGTCTTTGTCGATGGAAACGATTATCCGTTTGTCGCTACGGTTGGGTCGCTCGGTTGCAAGGATGGCAAGCACGTCGTCGGCTTCGAGGTTAGGGTAGATTACAGTACCGTATTCTTCTGCCATCCAAGCACGTATCGGATCTAGTCCAATCGGTGCAAACTTAGAACGTCTGTTAGCTTTGTAGTCAGGGAACAGTTTACGTCGGAAGTTGTTCTTATCGGAGATAGCAAGTATGAAGTCGTCGGCCTTCAACCGTTTCTTAAACGTCTCAAGACGATCCACGATCCAAGTCTTGGCTAGGGCTAAGTCGGTATGTACCGTCCACAGTTCTTCGTCCCATTGAATGTTAGCTTGAGCCGTGAAGGCTGATTGATATGCCAGTACGTCGGCGTCTATTAGCATTGTTGTTTTGTTGCTCATTATATCCTTTCGTTTTGTTTAATGTTTGTAAAAGATCGACCAGTCTTCTCGGTAGGTTTGAAACTTACTCGACGACCTTTTAGCTTCTGCATATAAGTTAATGGTTTTAGGCATGGCGATTGAGGAAGGTATCAGATACCAAACACGGGCTGGATCGATCCAACACGCTATAACATCAACGTCCTTACCGATCCTAGACTTACTAGCTCTACCGCTGCTGGTCGTAATCTTGTACGCAGTCCTGTCGTTTGGAATTACCGTAGACGTGCCTTTGACTTGTACCTTCAAAGATCCCGACGGACATACTACGATAAGATCCCAAGCAACAGGAATAGTAGGTATGTTAGGAACGAATCCCCGCCGTAACACTTCAGCTTGGAACTCTGCCTCGTAGACAGCTCCGCTCAATACGTTTGCAGATACCACAACAACTTAGTGTGTTTCAGCCCAGTTCTTTCCGACCTTGTATTCTCCGTCCAACGGACAGCGCATCTTCAACGCTATGCCCGCCTTCTTGATCGAGTTGACTGCAAGCTCACCGTACATCTTGGTATGCTTCGGCGTGACTTCAGCTTGGAACTCGTCATGGACATTGGCTACGAAAGCGTACTCCCTGCCTACTGCCCATCCAATCTTAGTTAACGCCCCGTGCAACAGGATGATAGCTTCTTTCATTACGACCGCACCTGCTGACTGCAACAATGTGTTAAGAGCTGCGTGGTCGGATCGTATCGGTAGCTTCCTGCCGTCTAGTCCTGTTAGGTATCCCTGCCTACGTACCTTCTCTTCGACTGCTATCTTCAGTTTGTTCAACGCAGGAAGCGACGCAAGGAAGCGAGCCTTTAACATCCGACCTTCCTTTGCCGTGCCTCCTACTATTTCCCCAATCTTCGCATCACCCGCGCCGTATAAGAATGCATAGATAAACGTCTTCGCTTGGTCACGTGTCTCCAATCCCGCCGCCTTTTGATTGACCGAGTGAATGTCCCCTTCGATTACGTTCTTTCCATAATGCCCGCCGTCAAAGCCCGCGAGGTAGTGAGCAAGCATCCGTAGTTCCAACCCGCTAGCATCGCACCCGACTAGGTCGTACCCTTCTCCTGCTTTGAATAACTCCCTGCATTGCTGACCGTAAGGTGAACGAACAGCTGGAACTTGTGCCATGTTAGGAGACGAGTGAGTACATCGACCTGTCACTGCTCCGTTGGTGTTGACCCGTCCGTGTATCCGTCCGTTACGTACGCATTTGATCCAAGCGTTGTCACCTTCAGCTAGCATCCCAAGACGTTTGGTAACCATCAGATAGTGCAGGAGCAGTTGAGCCGACGGATGCTTGACCGACTTCAGTACTGCTTCGTCAATCTTAGGCTGTCCGTTCGGAGTGTGTTGCGTAGGTTTCCAACCAAGAGCTTCCAAGCGTTCGCCTATTTGCTTTTGACTAGATGGGTTGAACGGTATGGTCTTCGTCTTGTTCTCACATTTAGTTGCTTTGTTAGCTAACGATTGTACCTTGCCGTCCAGTTTCAAGACCTGTTTCAACTTGGCCTTTGTTTCAGCAGTGTACGTTACGCCGTCTGTTTCTACCGTCCAACCCGAAGGCGTCTTCATCTCTTCTACGTTAGGTGGAAAGATCCGTTGAAGCTCGTCCAACAGTTCAGCCCGTTTAGTAGCAAGCTCGGCAATCAAAGCGTCCGCTTTCTTGGAGTCAAACGCAAACCCAACCATCTCCTGCGCTCGCATGATACGGGCAAAGGCGTGTTCAAGATTAAGCATACGTGTGTCAGGATTCTTCTTTCTCAGATAGGCTCCGACAGCAGCAGTAACAAGGACGTCTCGTTCGCAGTACTTCTTCATCTCTTCAGTGTACTCGTCAAACGCTCCTTCCTGTTGTCCGAAGTCTGACTTGAACATACCGCCAAGGCGTTCGCCCCATGCCTTCAAGCTATGCGATCCCCACAGTTCTTTCGGGAACTTGCTGCGCTTCATGTCGGCTGTACGAACGTCCGAATGTACGGCACGACAAGTTACCATCGTGTCAAGTATCCGACAGTTAGGCGACCAGTTGTACAGCTTTTGCAGGGCGGGTATGTCGAAGCCTAATACGTTGTGACCTACGATTGTATCAGCTTGGTTCAACATACTCAGTCCTTGCGGGATACCTTCACCATGAAACGTAAGCATACGGTCTTTGACGGGATCGAAGATACTCATACAATGAACGGTATTAAGGTCTTCGAGTAAGGTGAAATCTTCAAGCCCGTTAGTCTCGATGTCGAAGTACAGTGTTTGGAATGCTTTGTTATTCATAGTAGTTTAGAACGGAGCATTCGCATCCATCGCTTGATTGTTATCGTTGTCAGTTGCAAACATCTGCGTATCAGTTTCATTTAATCTTCCTGTTTTCTGGTCGAATAAAAGCGTAGTAGCCAGTCCAGTTTCTCCACTGAATCGGTTCTTTAATACTCTTATTCGAGTTTGGTTGGCGTCGGACTCGGACTGTTGGTTGCGTTCCAACCCGATGACCATGTCCGACAGTTGTGGTATGGCGTGAGATCCGCGAAGGTGAGCAAGACTTGTTACCGCTCCTTCTTCGTGACCTGCGCCATGCGGTCGTTTCAAATGACTGACCAACACCATCCCGCACTGCGTCTCTTCAACGAGCGAGCGTAGTCGTGTCATTGTGTTATCGATCAAGCGTCGTTCGTCGTCTCCGTCAAACCCGCTTACTACTATCGACAGGTGATCAAGGAATATCCACTTGCAGTCCAGTCCTTTGCATAGGTATCTGATTCGATTAAGTAGATTATCACTGTCACAACTGCCGAAGTGATCGTATGTATAGAAGCGTCCGTTGCCTACCGTCTCTTCAAACGCAGGTCGCAACGCTTCATGGTGGACGTCCTTCTCAAGATGCAACGGTTTGTTCTCATGCAACCCGATGATGCCCAAGGCTGTCCGTCTTACACTCTCTTCCAAGGCAATGTACCCGACCGTCTCACCTGCCTGTAACAAGGAGTAAGCAGCTTCACGACAGAACAATGACTTCCCTATTCCACTACCCGCGCATACCGTAACGAGTTCTCCTCGCCTCAAGCCGTGTGTCATGTCGTTCAAGGTTTGATACGGATACGGTTGGGACTCGACGTTGTTTACTTCCGTGATCTTATCCCACAGTTCGTTCGCTCCGATGATGCCGTCAGGTCGGTAGTCCCTAGCTTCAAACGTTGCTTGGCATATCTCCTTCGCACGGTTGGCGACAAGCATATCGTTCGGGTCTTTCAACGGAAGCTCTGCTATCTTAGCCCTTCCTGGAGTCAACAAAGCAGCGCATTCAGTCGCGCCCTTGCGTCCGCTGTCGTCCATGTCGAACATGAATACGACTTCATCGTACCGTTCGAGCCAGTCAAGAGCTTGAGCTACATGGTTCTTCGCACTACCTGCACCGTGAGGTACGGATACGACGGCCCACTTGTTACTGAACGCTTGTGACACGGACAGTGCATCGACCTCGCCTTCGGTTACGATTACCCTACGTCCCCCGTCTCGCCATAGGTGTTGACCGTACAGTCCAATGAGTTCACCTCGCACCTCGAATCGTTTGTCTGCGTATCGGATCTTCTGACCGACAAGCTTACCGTCACGACTGCGGTAGTTGGCAACTTGAGCCTGTTCATTATCGACCATAGCAGAATGGTATCCCCACTTCTTGCACGTCTCTTGCGTCAGGTTTCGACGGGCAATAGCAGTAGGTGCGCCGTTGTTTACAAAAGGTCGGGTGTTCTTGGGTTTGTTAGTTTCATTCGTTATTGGTATTTCCATTCGTTCTTTCTTGTTGGGTTGGGTGTTCTCACCGCAGCTAAAGCAATGA